ACATATTACGCAACCCAATGAAGAAGATTAACTTCCCTGTCAAGACAGTAATAGCAGGATATAATCTAGGCGAAAAACATTTATGGGATAGAATGATAGGAGTATTTACCAATGGCTTAAAGCTAAACCCAACGATATATGACTATGCAGAAATAAGTAAATATATGGGAGCTTATGCTGATTCGGATATAAGTATCATTCCTTTAGTTGAGAATAAGTTTGGCTCAATGAAATCAAATCTAAAGGTTTTAGAAACTGCATCAAAGAGAAACCCTGCAATAGTTAGCAACGTTCATCCATATAAAGATATGCCTGTCTGCTATGTAAACAAACAACAAGATTGGTACTATTGGATTAAGCTATTAGTCAATGATGAAGCAGCAAGGATAGAATACGGACAAAAGCTATTTGAGTACTGCAATACTAACTTTAACTTACACGATATAAATAATAAGCGTTTTGCTATTTATAATAAATTGATAGGCAATGCCAGTAATTAAATGCTCAAACGGAAAATGGAAAGTAGGACAAAGTGCCTGTATTTATGATACACACGAACAAGCAGCTTTAGTCTGGGCTGCTATATTAGCAGGCGGTAAATATGAAGAAACTTATAATGACTATCCTGAATCCGCTACTAACAATGCAAAGAGGGCTTTGAAGTGGGCTGAAGAAAACGGATGGGGTGAATGCGGAACGGCAGTAGGTAAAGCAAGAGCAAACCAATTAGCTAACAAAGAAAATATATCTAGAGATACAATAGCAAGGATGGCTTCTTTTAAAAGACAGCAACAAAATAAAGACGTGCCTTACTCGGAAGGTTGCGGAGGTTTAATATGGGATGCGTGGGGTGGAACTTCTGGTATTGAATGGGCATCAAATAAATTAAAGCAAATTGATAAAACAAAATTAGCTGAGGGGATGCCACACTATACGAAAAATGGTGTATTATGGACAGGGGAAACACATAAAGATAGTGAGGGTAAATTAATGACAGGCGCAGTACATACAGAAGATAGCGAGTATTTATACCATAAAGAAGAACTAAAATAAAAAATCATACTAAAGTATATTGTTCCCATTTTGGTTACATCCTAGATGAGTTTATACCTTGCGAAGTATGTGGAGCAAGAGCAGTAGATTTGCACCATATATTTAGAAGGGGAATGGGAGGCAGTAAGTCGGCAGATACAATTGAAAATATTATGGCTTTATGCAGAGAGCATCATTTAGAATACGGAGACAAGAAACAATATATGGAATTTTTAAAAGAGAAACATAAAGAAAAATTAGATGGCAAAAGGTAAAAGCGATGCAACCAAAGTATCATTTGGTAAAAGAAAAAGAGGACAAGCAAAGAAATCTTATAATAAACATTCATCAAAACCTAAACCTTACAGAGGTCAGGGCAAATAAACAATTTATGAAACTAATAGTAAAAGCAGGAACTTACGAAGCAGATACCTTATTAGGTATTATTATTGAAGTCTTGAAACATAGATTCTGGCATTTAAGAACACACGGCAAATGGATAGATTAATCTAGAAAGCACTATCTTTGTTAAAACAAAAAAATGACAGAAAAGAACGCAATTACAGAAGTCAAGGTCGTAAAGATTAATGACATTAAATCTAATCCTAATAACCCTAGAATTATTAAGGATGACAAGTTTAAGAAATTAGTAGAAAGTATTAAGTCATTCCCAGAGATGGCTAATGTTAGACCTATTGTAGTTAATAAAGATATGATTGTCTTAGGTGGCAATATGCGACTAAAGGCAATGAAGGAAGCAGGTTGGAAAGAAGCACCTATTCAAATAGTAGATTGGGATGAACAAAAGCAAAAGGAATTTATAGTAAAAGATAATGTAGGATTTGGAGAATGGGATTGGGATGACCTAGCAAATAATTGGGATGCAGAAGAATTAACTGATTGGGGTTTAGATATACCAAACTTTGATGTAAACAATTTAGAAGCCGAAGAAGATGAGTTTGCAATACCAGACGGAGGTATTGAAACGGATATAGTTTTAGGGGATTTATTTGAGATAGGGGAACACAGATTACTTTGTGGCGATAGTACGGATAGCGACCAAGTGGCAAAGCTAATGAACGGACAAAAGGCTGATATGGTATTTACAGATCCGCCTTATGGAATGGCTTATGAAAGTAATGCTTGGGATAGTAAAAAAAGTGAAGTAAAACAAAAGCGAACTGATACACAAATATTAAACGATGAGAATACAAATGTTGGTCAAGACGCATTAAATTTAATACCATTATTTCTTGAAAACAATAGGCATTTTTATATATGGTGCAGATGGGATTGCTTCAATGATTTTAAAGAAGTATGTCAAAATATTGGCAAGATTAAAAGCGTAGTAGTTTGGGATAAAGGTGGTCCAGGATTAGGAGATTTAAAAGGTTCTTATGGGGATAGTGAATGGGCTATATTTGGAATGATTGGAAGAAGAGAATTAAAAGAAAGGCAAAATGGAGTTTGGCAAGTAAATAGAATGAAAGGTTTGCAAATGCAACATCCAACACAAAAACCATTAGAAATATGCGAAAGAGGAATAAATAATTCTACAAATCAAAATGAATTAATATTAGATTTATTTCTTGGTTCTGGTTCAACAATGGCTGCTTCGCATCAACTTAAACGCAAATGCTATGGTATGGAACTTGACTCAAAATACTGCCAAGTGATTGTAGATAGGATGCAAAAACTTGACCCAACTTTAGAAGTAAAAAGAAACGGACAACCGTATATTAAAACAGAACAATAACAGAATGAGCAAAGAACATTTAATACCATATAAGCCAGGTGAATCAGGTAACCCAAACGGACGCCCGCGTAAGTATGTTAGCCTACTCAAAGAACAAGGCTACAAACTAAGCGAAATAAACGACACAATCCAAGTAATGATGTCAATGGATATGGAAGAACTTAATGCAGTTTATAAAAACCCAAAGGCAACAATATTAGAAAAGACTATTGCAGGTGCTATGAATAAAAGTCTACAAAAAGGTAGCCTGTATTCATTAGATACTTTACTTACCAGAGTATATGGCAAACCTAAAGAACAGATGGATATTAAAACAGATAATAAAATTGAGGTTATCTTTATAGATGGCAAAACCATTTTATAGTGCAAATATTTCTACCAAAGCCACACGCAAACCAACAGATAATCTTAGAGTGCGATAAGCGTTTTAGAGTGGTGATGTGCGGTCGTAGGTTTGGCAAGTCGGAACTATCCCAGATACTTTCAGTTACATACGCAGTTAAAGGGCTTTCTGTGGCTTATATTACCCCTACTTATGGATTGGCTAAGGTTTTCTTTGCAAAGCTAACCGAGAGCCTAGAACTGCCTAAGAATAAGTCTGACCTTAAAATTGACTTTCCCAATGGCGGACAGATTGAGTTCTTTACAGGGGAACGATTAGATAATCTTAGAGGTAGAAAGTTTCACTTGGTAATAATAGATGAGGCTTCATATATCCCTGAACTTGAATCAGGATGGCAAAATAGTATTCGCCCAACGCTAACCGATTACAAAGGCAAGGCAATATTCCTTTCAACCCCTAGAGGCAAGAACTATTTTTATAGCCTATTTATGAAAGCAGGGGAAAATGATTGGGCTTCCTTTAAGTTTACTAGCTACGACAATCCGCACATAGACCCTATGGAAATAGACGATGCTAGGATGCAACTGCCGAACGTAGTATTTGAGCAGGAGTATATGGCAAACCCTAGCGAGAATAGTGCGAACCCATTTGGTAACAAATTTATACAGGATTGCGTTAAGACTATCAGCAGCCAACCAATAGTTTGTTTTGGGATTGACCTTGCTAAGTCTGTTGACCATACAGTTATCATAGGGCTTGACAATAGCGGTAACGTGGCTTATTTTGACCGCTATCAAATGGATTGGCATAACACTAAGGAGAATATAAAGAGGCTACCAAGATGCCCTATATTGATAGATAGCACAGGAGTAGGCGACCCTATCCTAGAAGATTTAAAAAGGGATGGCATAGCTATTGAAGGCTTAAAGTTTACAAGCTCAAGTAAGCAGCAACTAATGGAGGGTCTTGCAACCGCCATACAACAGGGCAGGATAGGTTACCCAGAGGGAGCAATAACAAATGAGCTGCAAGTCTTTGAATATCAGTTTACCGCCAATGGGGTTAAGTACTCTGCACCTAGTGGTTTCCACGATGACTGTGTTATGGCATTGGCTTTAGCTTGGTCAAACTTTAGTATTAAGAGGGGTAATGGCAGATACTCATTCGTTTAATGAATCAATAGAAGTAGCTTTATAGTGCAACTTTGAGCCGAAAACGATTGACAATCGGCTCATTTATGATTGATATACCGCTTATCCTTGATTATTACCACTCATCACAAAGTCTAAAAATAGTTTACAAAATGTTTGGAAGGTGTATATATCTTACCCTATCTTTGATTTATCAAACCAAAACCAAAGTATATGTTTAAAATTGACTGGTCATCTTGGGATAAACCAATTACAAAAGAAACTTGTATTGAAGATTTAAATAGATATGTTAAAGGAAAACATATTAATAAAACATTATATAAAAAAGCATTAAGTATTATAGAACAAGGCTATCAATTTCAATGCATAGTTCAAGATAATGGACATTTAAAAGTATTAAAAGTTAATAAAGGAATTAAATTATAAACCCCCAAAGTCAGGGGTGCGACTGACCAACGCACATTTATTATGAAACAAACGAAACAAACGAAACACAACATAGAGGCTATTATTATAATAGTAGTAGTATTTCTTATAACCGCATATTTAGAAAACATTTAACTTACTATCCCTGCTAATTAACAATAATTAATAATCTTATTGGGTTATCCTGAAATGTGAGCAGGGATATTTTAAAAACTAAACTATGAACAATTACGAACTGAAACAAGGCATCTTAGATAAGATGGAAATAGAAGGTCTTATTGAAAGGATTGCTAAACTTGAAAAGAAATTAGCTTCAAAAGAACTTGAAGTAAAAAAACTTACAAGGGAATTAGTATCATTATCATACGAATTTTACAAAGATTAATATGAAAGAAACATTAGCAATGATTAAGTTCTTCTTTATTTCTGTGCCACTATTTTGTATAGTCTATTTATTTGTCTTATCTTTATGCAAAATCAAGGAACTATGTGGAATAAAATAACTGTCTGGCAATACCAACAGATTTATACTGCTCTTAATTCTAAAGAGAAGGATGCAACGGACTTAGACCTAGAAGTTAAGCTAGTAGCAATAGTCAACAATATGACTGAAATGCAAATAGATAGCCTTCCTTTGAACGAATACAAGGAACTAAACAAGTCTATTAATTTTCTAAACGAGCCGATTCTAGGCAATCCTAAGAAGCATATAACCATATCTAAGGGCAAGAGGTACAGGATTAACTATGATGTTAGCAAGATGCCATTCGCCAGATACATTGAAAGCAAAGTATTTAGTGAGGATTTGTACGGCAACTTACACAAGTTAGCAGCCACAATGGTAATCCCACAAAAAAGAAAGTTTGGCTTTTGGTTTGACCAACCCTACGATGCGAGTAGGCATCTGGAGTATTCCAACGATATGCTTGAAGCTAAATTTATAGACGTATATCACTCGTTGGTTTTTTTTTATCAAGTATACAGAAATTGGATAGAAGTTTCACAGGACTATTTGGTGAACAAGATGTTAGAAGCAGGGATGAACAAGGACAAAGCGAAAGAGGTGGTTCAAAGTTTATGCATTATTTTGGATGGCAATATAGCGCCAAACTTATTGCCGAGTACGAAAATTGCACAGTTACGCAAGGATATGAAATGAGTACAATAGAATGTTTAAATATATTATCTTACTTAAAAGCAAAGACAGACTTTGACAATGAGCAGATAAAAAAGATTCGTTAGATGTTTACATAGGTTTATGGTTTGGCTACCCCTACTCTTAAAAAAGGTGGGGGTTAGTTATTTTTAGACCTTTACCCTATTTATTGTTATGAGCATTAGTCAAGCACAAGCACAGGCAATAGGAGATGGATTCCTTAATAAATTTGGGAATGAGGCTTATGGTAGTAAGACAGAATTACCTACTATTGAATACTTATTAGGATTATATGGTGGGGAATTTATAAAAGAAGCTCAAAAAAATCTTAAGCTAAGTAACTCTATTGCAAGCGGTGATATAAATGATATCATTGCAAGGGTAACTAAATTCGGTACAACCTATACTTTAAGTATGGGTTATCCTAAAAGCGACCCTGCATCTAAATACTTTGACTTTATAAATAAAGGGGTTAAGGGTACTAAAAATATTAAAGCAGATAATTCTACTCCATATAAATTTAACTCATCTAAAAAAAGTGTGCCAATTTCTTCAATAGAAAAGTGGCTTAGTTATAACAAACTAAAAACAGTTAGCGTTAAACCTTATAAAAAATTAGGTCAAGAAACAAAGGCAATAGATAGTAAAAAATCTTTAGCTTATGTAATAGCTAGTTCTATTCATAGAAAAGGTATAAAGTCAACGCATTACTTTGACAATGCTGAAAAGTATGTTTTTGATAAATCATTTATAACAGTAATGGAAACAGCATTCGGCAAAGATATTCAAATTTCAGTAAGACAAATAGTTAAAGAAATAACAAATGGCAATAACAATCCAAAGTAGCCCTGCGCCTTATAGCAGTATGCACGATGACTTATGGTATGTATCAAGTTCAAACAATGTAGGTGAAACTTCGTTTAAGTTTGTGTATGATGTTTATGTAAACGGAAGTCAAGTAAGCAGAACTAAGATATTCCCTGCTCCATCTGCCGAAGGTAGCTACGGAGTATTTAACGCATCTCCAATTGTAAGGGCTTATGTAACTAATTACTTTGAGCCTTCTGGTTCATCTATCTTAGTTGCATCTAATGATAAAATTAAAGTAGCATCAACAATACAAATAGGTGAAGAATATGTAAGTGGCAGCAACTTAATAACTAACTTAAACTTAGTTAGTGGTGCTTTAAGTTCTTATAACTATTACCCACCTTTGTTTGCAGATATTCTTTTTGTTAATAACAATACTCCTTTAGTTCTATCTGATTACTATGATAATTTACTTATAGAAAACTTTACGGATGACTGGCTAACGGAAAGGGATAACGATAATATTTCAATAGAGTATGGGGATAATTTCTTTGCTACATATTTTAAGATTACTGCTGGTTCTTATCAGGCTTGGATTGATGTAATAAACGAATCAGGAACAGTTATAGATACTGCAAGCGGTGGCATTACATTTAGTGGGGAAATGAATTTATTTAATTGTCAAGCAGGACATATCAATACTTTTGCAGGTAGGACATTAATAACTGAATCCACCTATGGCTACAATGTTTATATTAAATTAGGAGTAGCAGAATCTAGGAAGCTACAATTTAAACAAAAGTGCTACCCTAAATATAAGCAGTACAATCTTCATTTCCTTAATAGGCTAGGAGGTTGGGACACTATGAAATTTGCATTAGTTAATAAAAGGTCAACAGAAGTACAAAGGGCATCGTATAGAAGAAATGATTATCAGCTATCTGGCAACCAAATGACTAATATAGATTCTTACAATAAGTATAACGAATCCACTTTGAACTATGCTATTCAGCATAAAGATAAGTTTCATTTAATATCTGATTGGGTAAGCGAGCAAGATTACGAATGGTTAGCACAATTATTTGCTAGTTCTATTTGTTATATGGAAGTGCAAGGTGCATACTTCCCTGTTACTATTGCAAGTACAAATTACCAATACAAGACAGAAACTTCGGATAAGTTATTTAATTTTGAAATAGACATTGAAGTAGGTAAATATTTAACAAGCCAATTTAGATAATGATTAGCACAGAAATATATATTGAAGATTATAAGTTAGATTTGTTGCAAGATATAAGTACAGAGTTTAGTTATAGCATTGATGACATAGTAGATTTTGGATCTAAGAATACTTCTTTTTCTAAGACAATTAATATATCTGGTACTGCTATTAACAATAAAATCTTTGGCTTTGTATTTGACTTAGGTAATGCTAATCTTACGGACGATGAGCTACCAAATGTTAACTACAATTTCAATGCAAGTAAGTCAGCGCAATGTAGAATATTTATTGATAAGATACAAGTCTTTAAGGGTACATTAAGAATATTAGAGATAGTAATAGATAATAAGACAATAGAATATCAATGTAGTGTGTTCGGTGAATTAGGTGGGTTTATAACTGCATTAGGAAATAAAAGATTGTCAGGTAATGAGATACCTGCCGATGACTTAGACTTTAGTTTTTACGACCATACATATACTTACGAAAATATTACTTCTTCTTGGGAGGTATCGGGTTCAAGAGGCACAGCTAATAGTAGTGCTTATGGCTCTGGATATTATTACCCATTGATTGATTACGGAAATGTAAGTACAGATAAATTAGATTATAATGTAATGACATTTAGACCTTCTCTATTTGTTAAAGAATACCTAGAAAAGATAATTGAAGATAGTGGATATACTTATGACTTTGATTTATTAGATACAGACCCTTTCAAAAGGCTTATAATACCGCACAATCAAAAGATACTTTCAACAATAAGCAATACTCAATTAGTAGCTACTCCAACTGTTGCAACTTACACAGGCACAGGTATAACTATCCCTTTAGGATTTACTAACACTTCTTTAGGTAGCTTTACTTATGCAGGAACGACATATATTTATACAGGAGCATCTAAGGTAATTAACTTAGATTTTAAATTAGTAGGACTTTATACCGCAGGTGGAATAGCTACTCTTAATGTTAAAAAAGCAGGAGTAACTATTGGAAGCTATTATATAGGCGCACCATTTGCAGGTCATTACTTTACTGCTAATATTAATTTAGTAGGAATAACATTTAACACAAGCGATAGTTTAACATTCTCTTTAGATTGGACTAGCACTTCAACAGGTTATAATTTAGTTGTTCAATCAGGAGGCTCATTAAATTTAAGTACAACAAGCAGTGATATAGTTCCAATTAACTATAATGAAGCAATAAAAATAAATAGTACAATTCCTAAAGGAATATTTCAAAGAGATTTCTTTTTAAGTATATGCAAGATGTACAACCTATATGTTTATGATGACATATACACAGATAAAAAGATTTATATAAAACCTTATATAGACTTTTATCCAACTACAAGTGCGAATGCTTTAGATTGGTCTAATAAGATAGACAGGTCTAAGCCATTGAGTATAAAGCCAATGAGTGAACTAAATGCAAGATACTACCAATTTAAATACAAAGATGACACGGATAGTTACAATGAGAATTATAAAAAGAAATATAATGAGAACTATGGCGATAGGCTATACGATACTGATTATGATTTTAGTAAAAATACGGACACACTTGAAATAATATTTGCATCAAGCCCACTAATTCAAGCAACAGGTAGGGATAAACGAGTTACTCAAATATTAAAAATATCTGATAACAATACTAAAGAACAATCGGTAGATAGTGTTATTAGAATTATGCAAGTACAAAAGTTAAGTGGTGTAGCAACTTGGAATATAAAAAACCAAGCAGGTTTATCTAACTTAGTAACTTTAAATAGCTATGGTTATGCAGGTCATTTACATTTTAACGATTCTGGAATACCTGATAATGATATTAATTTTGGTGCGCCTAAAGAGGTTTATATAACTACCACTTCATACCCAACAACAAATTTATTTAACGCATATTATAGTAATTATTTAGCAGAGATAACAAGCAAGGATAGTAAGCTATTAACTTGTAGTGCTTTATTAAATACAGTAGATATCAATAATGTAGATTTCTCTAAATACATTTGGATAGATGGAGTTCTATTTAGGCTAAATAAGATTGAAGGATTTAATCCTATGGAATACAATACAACGAAAATAAGTTTATTAAAAGTAATTGAAACAATATACTAATGGCAACAGAAAATTTGAATTTAAACGTCAATGTAAACACCAATGGTGTTGACAATTCTATAGGTTCACTTAAAAAGCAACTTCGTGAAGCAAATGCAGATGTAGTAAGATTATCAGATAAGTTTGGCGCAACGTCAATACAAGCAGCTAATGCAGCAAAAAAAGCAGCAGAGCTTAAAGATAGGATAGGAGATGCTAAAGCATTAACAGATTCCTTTAATCCAGATGCAAAGTTTAAAGCACTTACTTCTTCATTATCAGGAGTAGCAGGTGGATTTGGTGCAGTACAGGGTGCTATGGCTTTATTTGGTGCAGAAAGTGATGATGTTCAAAAAACATTATTAAAAGTTCAATCTGCAATGGCTATATCGCAAGGTTTACAATCACTTGGTGAAAGTATAGATAGTTTTAAAAACTTAGGTGCAGTAATAAAAAGTACAACAATATTTCAAGAGGCATATAATTTTGTAATAGGAAAAAAAGTTGTAGTTACTCAAGCAGATATTGCTGTAACACAAGCGCAAACTGCATCAGTAGTTGAGCAAGGAATTGCAATCGTTGGAACTACTGCTATTGTTCAAGGAGCAACTGGAGCAATAGGAAATAAAGTTGTAGTTGCTGGAACAGATATTATTGCAATAGAAGGTCAAACAGCTGCAACAGTTCAACACGGAGTTGCAGTAGTAGCAACAACAACTGCTGTAACAGGTGCAACTACAGCAATGAAATTGTTTAGAATAGCTTTAATTGCAACAGGTATTGGATTATTGATTGTAGCAATAGGATTTGCTGTTGAGGCATTTTCTAAATATATAGGAGCAGCAGAAAAGGCTGCTGAAGCACAAAAAAAATTAAATAAACAAGTTGAGGATGGCGCAAAAGTTCAATTAGAAGCTGAACTTGCATTTTTAGATAGAGAACAAAAATTAGCGGTAGCTAGAGCAAAAGCAAAAGGTAATAGCGAAGCGGAGATATATAAAATAGAACAAACATATAGGCAATTAAAAATAGATTCTCAACAAAGATATCATAATGAAATTGCTAGCATTGATGCAAAAGCTGCTACTGCTACTCAAAATACAATAAAAAATATTGTTAACGAAGCAGAAATAGCAAGATTAGCAGAACAAGAAAGATTAAGAAAGATAGCCGAACAAAAAGAAAAAGATGATAAAAAGAAAGCTGATGAATTAATTGCATTTAATCTAAGAGCAAAGTTACAAGTACAAGGGGATGATTTAGCATTATTAGAAGATGGTAAGAAATTACAAGCGGAGGCAGATAAAGCTGATGCTGAAGCAGCAAAAGCTGCAGAAGAAGATAGAATAAAAGGTTTGCAATATAGAACCGCACAAGTTCTACAAATTAATAAGACTGCACAAGATGAAGATAAGAAAAATAAAGATGCGCTTTTAAATGCAGAATTACAATTTCAAAATGCAAAATTTGATATTGCAAATCAAGGTTTAAACTTAATACAACAATTAGCGGGTCAAGGTACTGCGGTAGCTAAAGCTGCAGCGTTATCACAAATTATTATTGATACAGGTAGAGGTTTTGCAAGTGGTTTAACTATTGCACAAGAAGGTGCAAAGGCAACTGGTCCGGCTGCTCCATTTGCATTCCCAATATTTTATGCAACACAAATCGCTGCCGTATTAGGTGCGGTAGGAAAAGCTAAAAGTATTTTAAGTCAAGTGCCAGGTGGTGGTGGAATGGGTTCAATTAGTGCGCCATCAATGATTAATCAAGCACCAATAACTCCACAACAACCACAAGCTGCAACAACAAACCTAAGTCAACAATCTATTAATGATATAGGCAATCAAGCAGTAAGAGCTTATGTGATTGAAAGTGATGTTACAAGCAACCAACAAAGAATAACCGCAATAAGACAAAGAGCAAGATTTAGTTAATATTTAAAAAATTACTATTTATGAGTATGGAATTACCTTTATATATGTTAGACATATCGGATGACCTTAACGACGATGCAGAGGTTCAATATGTCGCTTTGGTAGATAGACCTGCCATTCAAAAGAATTGGAATGCGTTTAAAAATCAGCAGAAGTTTGAAATCATTAGCGAAGATAAGCATATTATTAGCGGTTGTGCTATGTTGGCTGACACTCCTATTTTTAGAAGTGATGTTAGCTTTGGTGATTATTATGTTGCTTTCTCTAAAGATACTATTGTCAAGATTGCTCAAAAGTATTTTAAGAAGGGCTATCAAAATAATGTAAACTTAATGCACGACCCTAATCAAATTGAATCAGGTGTTACTATGTTTGAAAGTTTTATTAGTGATAAGTCAAGAGGCATAGCACCAATGAAAGGATTTGAAGATGCGCCAGAGGGAAGTTGGTTTGTTTCTATGTTAGTAGAAAATGAAGCAGTATGGGCTAAAGTTAAAGATGGTACTATTAAAGGATTCTCTATTGAAGGGATATTTAATTATACTCCAAAGCAATCTAAAGATGAAGTAAAGATGCAACAGATTAAAGACATCTTAAGTTCTATTAAGGCTTAAGTGATAAACAATATTATTTATTAACATTTAAAGAAAAATAAAGATGACCACAAAAGAGGCGATACAACAAATTAGAGCATTGTTTGAAGATGTTCCACAAGTAGAACCAAAAGAAGCACCAGTTGCTCCTATGGTTGAACCTATTGCACCTGAAGTTACAAAGGTAGAAATGGCTGAATACTCTTTGGCAGATGGTACAAAGGTTATGATTTCTGCATTAGAAATAGGTGGCAAAGTAGAGTTAGCCGATGGCACTCCTGCTCCACAAGGCGAACATCAATTAATGGATGGTACTTCTATCCAAGTTGATGAGTTAGGTATTATCATTGAAATAGCATCTCCTAAAGAAGATGTTATAGAAGAAGAACCTATCGCACCTGCTGCTCCTGTTGCACCTGCACAAGACACAACTGCTATGGCAGAAATGTTTGCAGCACAAAAAGAAGAATTAGAAAAAAAGATTGTTGAATTAGAGAACAAAGTAAAGCAAGGTTTTGCACAAGTAGCTGAATTAGTAGAGGCACTTTCAAATACCCCAATGTCTGAGCCTACTCAAAAATCAGCAAACGCATTTCAATCTTATGTATCTACAAATGATATTAAGTATGAAAGATTAGAGAAATATAGAAACGCAATTTTAAACAAATAAAATAATAAAAAATGTCATTTACAGTCAGTTCATTAACAAACTACACTAAAGAGAACGAAGCACAATTAGTATCTTCTTCTGTTTTAGGTGCAAAAACTGCTGCCCTTATTAAGAGTGCAGGTAACGTTATGGTTGGAGTTAAATCCGCAGAAACTATCAACATTATGGATACAGATGCTTTCTTCCAAGCAGGTGGAACTTGCGGTTGGAACGCATCGGGTACAACTACTTTTACTCAAAGAACAGTAACAGTTGGTAAGATTAAAGTACAAGAGGCTTTATGTCCTAAAGCATTAGAAGCAAAGTATTTACAAAAGGCATTACCAACAGGTAGCCAATACGATTCTATTCCTTTTGAGCAAGATTATAGCGAAAGAAAAGCTAAGACTATTGCATCTCAATTAGAGACTGCAATTTGGAATGGCGATACTGCTTCAGCTAATGGTAACTTAAACAAGTTTGATGGCTTTGTTAAGTTAATCGGTGCTGCGGCAGGTGTTGTAGATGCAAACGTATCTGGATTTATTTCAGGTGCTCCTTTGACATCTATCACTGCTGGTAACGTTGTTAGCTTATTTGATGGTGTTTACAAAGCAATCCCTGCTAAAGTAGTAGCTGCTGACGATATGGTTATCGTTTGTGGTCAAGATACTTTTAGAACTTACACTATTGCATTGAAGAACGCTAATATGTTCCAATATTCAATAGATGTTAAAGCTGATAGCGAGTTTATATTACCAGGCACAAACATTAAAGTTGTAGCTTTACAAGGTTTAAACGGAACTAATGATGTTTATGCAATGCGTTTAAGCAACTTGTTCTTAGGTACAGATTTATTGAACGAAGAAGAAAAATTTGAAATCTTTTTTGCTAAAGAAGCAGATGAGGTTCGTTTTGCAGCAGAGTTCAAAATGGGTGTGAACGTAGCTTTCCCTGATGAAATCGTAAAAGTAGCAATTTAATTATAAGGGGAGTTGAAATATACTCCCCATTTTTTAATAAAATAAAATAAACAAAAATGGCGTGTGCATTAACACAGGGATATACCCTAGATTGTCGTGATTCTTTAGGTGGAATTACAGAGGTTTATTTTATTGCAAGTTCAGATATTACTTCAAGTACTGAAGTTAGTGGTGTAATTACCGCTTTAGTAAAAGCAGCAGGCAAGAAGTTTTACAAATATGAGTTAACAAAAGGAACATCAATGTTTACTGAAAACGTAGCATCAAATGTTCAAAATGGTACTTTGTATTTTACTCCTGAATTGACAATAATTTTAAATAAATTACAAGCTAATACAAGAAATGAAATCTTATTATTAGCACAAAATAGACTTACTGCCGTTGCTAAAGACAACAATGGTAAGTTCTTTATGCTTGGTAAAACAAGGTCTTTAGACTTAACAGCAGGTAGTGCTGCAACAGGTACTGCTGAAGGAGATAGAAGCGGATATACTTTAACCTTTGCTGGAGCAGAACCTGCTTTAGCACCAGAGGTTAATAGTACAGTAGCTGCTGCCCTAACAACTGCAGGATAGAAGTTTGTAGTTTTTCATAGTTTAGTTCCCCTGCCTAGTTCTCTAGGTGGGGGTTTTTATTTTATCAATCATAAGTGAGCTGATTATCAATCATTATCGGCTTTAATGACACATTATCGTATGAATAAGTGTATCAATGTTACACAATTTGTTATGTTCACGTTTTCGTGAAAAAGTTAAAAATGTGAACAATTGCAAACATTCATCATTTTACTATTTATTGGTAGATGATACATTTAACAAAAACAGAAACTAATACTATTGTGTTAACATTAACTGAAAAGCAGTTATTAACAAGCCCTAACTATTTGTTTGTCTTTACTAATAGAAGTACAAATTTAGAGGTTAAGTTTGTTAAGTTATTTGCTAGTGATACAAGTTTGTACAAGGATAGGTACAATGAATTTAGCATTGTAACAAACACACACTTTGCAAGCCAATTAGAAGGGCAATACACATACGAAATATATGAGCAGGCAAGTACCTCAAACACAAATCCTAGTGGCTTAAACAAGCTAGAAACAGGTATTATGTGGCTTTCAGGAACTACGCTAACATATAACCAATTTACAACAACAGACACTTATACAATTAGACAATGATAGATTTAAGAGTACTAACATTCGCAGAAGCCAGACAGCCTGAATTTAAAGAAAAGAAGGGTATTGATGGAGGCTACATTAAATATGGCGAGAACAACGATTACCCTGATTATATAGTTGACCTTTATAACAAGTCATCTAAACATAGTGCAATTGTTAAAAGCAAGGTACATTATATTACAGGTAACGGATGGAGTGGCGAAGCGGATGCCCAAGCATTCATAGACAAAGCTAATAGAGTTGAATCTTTAAACGATTTAACTAGAAAGGTATCTTTAGACATTGAGATATTTGGCGGTGCTTATTTAGAAGTTATTTGGGATTTATCAGGCAACATTGCAGAGTTATGGCATTGTGATTATACTAAGATTAGAACTAATAAGGATAATACTCAATATTGGTATAAAGAAGATTGGAAGGATAACAAGGTTAAACCAGATGTTATTCGTGCATTCAATACTAAGCAGCCAAATGGTAAACAAATTCTTTATGTAAAAGAATACAGACCTAACATTGGTATCTATGGATTGCCTTCATACTTTGCAGCTCTAAATTATATTGAATCAGATATTGAAGTTTCTAAACATATTTTAGGTAACGCACAGACAGGGTTTTCTGCTAGCAAACTTATTACTTTGCCTAATGGCGAACCTAGTGATGAAGAAAAGCGTAATGTAGATAATAGATTGCGTAAGACATATAGCGGCGCGGATGGTAAGAAATATATGATTGCTTTTGTCAATGACATATCTAGGAAGCCTGTCGTAGATGACTTAGGTACAAGTGATTTAACTAAAGAAGATTTCGGTAGAGTAGATTCGTTAATTCAAACTAATATATTTTCAGGGCATCAAGTTACTACCCCATCTATTATGGGTATTGCCGAAGCAGGTAAGCTAGGAAGCAGAACCGAGATGCGCGATGGTTACGAGATATTTAAAAACACTTATGTAAACGCAAAACAAATGCACCTAGAAAGTGTGTTTAATATGTTAGCTAAATTAAAAGGTGTTATAAGTGAGATTAAGATTATTCCTACCGAGCCTTTAGGAATTGAATTTAGTGAACAAACTATTTCTAATATTGCACCTAAAGAATGGATATTAGAAAAATTAGGTATTGATATGACCAAATATGCTCCTGTAAATGATGCTACAATACCTGCCGAGCAGTTATCTGTAAACGAGCATATCAAAGGATTGAAAGGTCGTGAGTGGCAAAATATGCAGCGTATCATTCGTGAGTTTACAAAGGGCAAGATTAACAGAGAACAAGCTACTGCAATGCTTAAAACAGGATATGCTTTAAGTGATGACGAGGTTTCTACTTGGTTAGGTTCGGAAGAATTAGATGCTCAATTTGCAGCACAAGACTTTGGTGTATTTTTTGAATTTGGTGAGAGTAAAGAATCTTTTAATGTTTGGAAATCTAAAAAGAGATTTAATGATGAGACCGATTTTTATATGTTTGCAGATGTTACACAACTAGAATCAAATATATTAGACCAAATAGCAAAGCAAAAGAATATTACTCCAGAGGTTTTAGCAGAAATTTTAGATGAAGATGTTAATAATATAAATAATATTTTAAAAGATTTAGAAGATAGAAAAATATTAAAGGTTAAAGAAACTAAAATAGGAAAAGGTATTAATAGTGATATTGAAATATCTAGAGAACTAACCCAACCATTGAGCAAAGCAGTTGGTGAAACAAAGCCAGAAACAACAGAGATTTTAGTTCGTTATTCTTATGACTGGATATCAGGTTTTAATGATAGTGATATTAGTACAAGCAGACCTTTTTGCAAAGAATTATTAAGAGCAAATAAGCTATATAGTAGAAGTGAAATTGAAATGATTAGTGCTAGATTAGGCTACTCGGTTTGGGATAGGAGGGGAGGTTGGTGGAATGATGGTGGCACTATAAGTGAATCTTGTAGGCATCAATGGTTGACAAATATTGTTACAAGAAAAAAATAAAAAGAAATGTCATTAAATACATTATTTATATCGGTACAAAGTATCAAGGATAGAACAGGCTTACACGCAAACGTGGATGAAAAATTAGTATTGCCAGAAATTAAGACTGCGCAAGATATGTATATAATGCCTGCTCTAGGTAGCACATTATATAATAAATTGCAAAGTGCTATTAATGGATCTACATTAAATGGAAATGAAACTACTTTACTAAATGATTATGTAACAGATTGCTTGATTTATTATGTAATGAGTGAGCTACCTATGGGCTTATCTTATCAGTTTTATAATAAAGGATTGCTAAGAAAACAAGGCGAAAGTACAGAGAATCCTTCTATGCAAGATATGATTGATGTAGCTAATAGATACAGAGCAAGAGCAGAGTTTTACAAGCAAAGAATGATTAAGTTTTTAAGACAAAACAATGCTATTTACCCAGAGTATTTAAACTTTACAAGTGGCATAGACACAGTAGTACCTGACCTTGAGGGTTACACTTCATCTTTATATTTAGAGGATGATAGTTGTTATGATAGTAAGAACTTAGAGAAAAAATATCAAGGTAAAATAGGCTGTTAATATGAGCAAAGAAGCTAATTTAAAAAATCAAAATAAGCTAAAAGTTTATTTAGAAAAAACAAAAAAAGATGGCATTAACATTAAATCAGTTAGTAAAGCAAATAACAGCATTCGGAAACAACCACAAACAAATTAAGTTTGTGTACTTTGGCGATGTTTGGGAGAGGTTAAGCAATGGTGAGGTAACATACCCTGCTATGTTTTTTACGTTAACTAATGCTCAGATTTTAGCAAAGCAAATACAATACAGTTTTTCTATTTATGTTATGGATAGAATGCTAATGGAAGAAACAAATGAAACGGAGGTACTTAGCGATATGACTTTAATAGGTCAAGATATGGTAGCAGAGTTAAGAGACCCACAATACAATTGGATAGCTAATGATAATATGCCAATAACATTTTATACAGAAAGCGACCCTGATTCATTAGCAGGTATTAAGATTGATTTTACATTAACATTATCTTCATTAAACGACACTTGTCAAATACCTACAAATGGAATCTAAAAAAATAAATCAATTAGCGACTAACGTTTCGCCACAAACTTCTGATTTAACTATAATAGGCGACCCTACAACAGGCGTAAGTAAAAAGATTACGTTATTACAAATAGCTAATTTATTTGCTACAACAGGCACAGTTACAAGCGTAGGTGTTACTGAAACAGGGGATGCTTTAACAATAACAGGCAGTCCAATAACAACGGCAGGAACAATTAATATAGGCTTTGCAGGAGCAGCTACTCAATATGTTAGAGGGGATGGTGCATTAGCAGATTTCCCAACATCAACAGGTGGGGGAAGTTCGGTTAGTTATTATCTAAATTCAAGTGTTTCACAAGGTACTATTGGCGGTGTTGCTTATAGAGAATTAAGTAAAGACCCAATAATCGGTGCAGGAACTGATATTACTATTTCGGCAGATGGATATATAGCAAGTTATATAACTGATGCTAACGACCCTGCTTTATTAGAAGTACCAGGTGGTAACTTTAATTGTGAGTTTTATTTTAGTGTAAATAGTAATGCTCATAATCCTTATGTATATGCGGAACTTTACAAATATGACGGAAGTACTTTTACGCTATTAGGTAGCAGTCAATCAGTACCCGAGTATTTAAGTAATGGTACAACTTTAAGCCCTTATTATTTTGCTATCCCTGTGGCTGCAAGTGCTTTAACAATTACAGATAGATTAGCGGTTAGAATATATGCAAACGTAGATACAAAAGTAGTTACTTTACATACAGAGAATAGTCATTTGTGTCAAGTAGTTACAACATTTTCTAAGGGATTGACTACATTAAATAGTTTAACAAGACAAACACAATTCTTTGCAACAGGAACAAGTGGAACGGATTTTAATATTGTTTCAAGTGTTGCAACGCATACTTTTAATATTCCAGATGCAAGTGCTACAAATAGAGGTTTAATAACCACAGGAAGTCAAACGATTGCAGGGGATAAAACAATTAATGGCAATACTGATTTTGTTGGCAATAGTAATTTTTCTGGTTATGCAATATTTTCAAATGCAATACCTACACAAATAAACTATGGTGCTAAAATTGCTAAAGGTTCAGTTCCTGCAACATTTGGCAGTGATGCAGTTAATTTATATTCAGATGCTACAACAAATAATATTATTTTTAGGGACAATTTAAGTATTGCAAAATTATTATTTAATAATAGTACACAGACTTTCACATTCCCTGCTGCAAGTGGAACAATAGCTTTAGTAGGTGGCTCAGGTGTTGGAACTGTTACTTCGGTAGCTGCTTTAACTTTAGGTACAACAGGAACTGATTTAAGTTCATCTGTTGCTAACGGCACTACAACTCCTGTTATAACATTAAATGTGCCAACGGCTAGTGCAACAAATAGAGGAGCATTAAGTTCTGCTGATTGGACAACCTTTAATAATAAACAATCGGCTTTAACTAATCCTGTGACAGGAACAGGAACAACTAATTACATTTCTAAATTTACAGGCACATCAACCATAGGCAATAGCTTAATATTTGATAATGGAACTAATGTTGGAATAGGTAATACTAATACCTCTTATACATTAGATGTTACAGGTACAGGAAGATTTACAGGAGCATTAAGAGTAGACCATTCAACTGCTGTGGCTTATGGTGCAGTAATCTATAATACATCTGCAACAGGACAAGGTTTGACTGTTCGTGGAGGTTCTACATCAAGTCAAGATGCTTTTAATGTTCAGACTTATGATGGCAATAAAAGTTTGTTATCAGTTCAAGGTGGTGGTAATGTAGGTATTGGTATGACACCTGACGTGAATTTGCAAGTAAAAGCAATTTCAGGAAATACTACAACATTTAGAATTGGACCAAGTGCAAGTGGTTTTGAATTAAGTCAAGACAATGGTGGATTTACTGTTTGTACTATTAAAAATATATATGGAAGTACAAGTGCTTCAGCAGAATTAGCTCTTAAAAGTGGATTTTTAACATTTTATTCAGGTACATCTCTTACCGAAAGAATGCGTATTACAAGCGGTGGTAACACTCAGCCGGGAACAGATAATGCTTATTCATTAGGTGTTAGTGGAACAAGATGGTCAGCAGTATGGGCAGCAAACGGAACAATACAAACATCGGATGAAAAAGAAAAGAAGGATATTATTGATGCTGATTTAGGATTAGATTTTATTAGTAAATTAAGACCTGTTTCTTTTAAATGGAAAGTTGGTCAAAATATAGTAACAAGTGAAGTTGTTAAAGATGAAGAAGGTAACCCTATATTAGATGAAGAAGGTAATGAAAAAACCGAATCTGTTATAGTTCCAAGAAAAGGGAAAAGAACACATTATGGTTTAATTGCTCAAGAGGTAGAAGAATTATTAGATGGTAAAGATTTTGGTGGATTCATACACGATGAAGAAACAGATACAAAGGGTTTAAGATATGACCAATTTATTCCACTTTTAATAAAAAGTATTCAAGAGCAACAAGTACAAATAGAGGAATTAAAAGCAATAATTGCAGCTAAATAATTGTAAATTTGTAATATGGCATATGTATATAGACATATTAGATTAGATAAAAACGAGCCTTTTTATATCGGAATTGGAAGCGATGAAAGATATAATAGGTCAAGAGAAAGATATAATAGGAATGGTTTGTGGAAAATTATAGCTGATAAATCTAATATTGAAATTGAAATTTTATTAGATGGGTTAAATTATAACGATGCACAAGAAAAGGAAAAAGAGTTTATTGCTCTTTATGGAAGAAAAAACAATGGAACTGGTATATTGACAAATTTGACTGATGGTGGAGAAGGAACTTTAGGAACTGTTATTACCGAAGAAACTAGAAAAAAACTTTCTATTTCAAGAATGGGCAATAAAAGTAAGACAGGACAAAAGCTATCAGAAGAAACAAAATTGAAGATGTCTTTAGCTAGAAAAGGTGTAAAAAGACCAAAATTGACTGAAGAACATAAGAAAAAGTTATCTTTGGCTAAGATTGGAAAAAAACAAAGTATAGAAACTATAGAAAAAAGAAATGAATCTAGAAGGTTATTTTATATAAACAAAAAAAACAAATAAAATGGTAACATTAACAACAGACCAAATTAAGGAATTAGAGGCTTATTTATTGGAAATCCCAGCTAAGTTTGCTAATCCAATTTTAAACTTTTTGGGTAAATTAAATGCCGAGCAAAATCCTAAAGAAGATGCTAAGGTCGTAGATTTAAAAGAAGATTAAGATGACACAGCATAGCAATCAAGCTGACTTTGGAGTGGTATTAAGCATTACAAGTGCTGCAATAAGTATCGCAAGTATTCAACCTATTGTGACACTATTTGGTAGCTTGGTTGCTATTATCTCTGGTTTATTCGCAATTCGTTATTATTACAAAGCAGCTAAAAAATTCAAGAATGATTAAAAATTTCCTAATTTTTTTATTAGCATTTTTAATAATCATAGTATATCTTAATAGAGAAAAGTTTACTAATAGAGAACTTTTGGAAACTATTAAGTATGATACTATATACACAACAAAACAATCCATTAAGTATAGAAAGGGGAATGATATACCATTCTATATTATTGATAGTGTACGTACAGAGGTACACGATACAATACGTATAATAAACGACTACAATAGAATATATGCGTATAATGACACAATATTAATGGATTCCAATACGTTCTACATACAGGACACAATTACACAAAACAAAATAATAGGCAGGAAGTTTGAAGCTAACATAAAAGAAAAGGCTATATATATTACAAAGACAATTCAGCCTAAAGTAAAGAATGCCCTTTATTTGGGGTTTATGGGCGAAATAAGAGAGGATAGGCAATTAGATGGGATAGGTATTGGAATGATGTACAAGGTCAAAAATAAGGCTCTAATAGGCTTTAATTTAAAAAGTGGTCAAAATGTAAAATATGGCTTTGGATTCTATTTAAAATTATAATCATATTTAATGGCAACAAGTAAAAAGTTAAATGTTTCAGCTAATCCGCTTCCAATAAGTTTTAAAGACTTTAGTAAAAACCCTGTGGTTGGAACTATGTTTTTAGTAATTATTGGAATTTCAGTTTTATATATTGACATAAGAGGAACGTTTAATAATCAAATTGAAGGGCAAGGTCGCAAGATTGAAAAATTAGAATATCGTGTTGACTTGGTAAGCGATGCGCTGCGTCGTTGTGATTCTTCATTGGCTTCAGCTACGACTAAACTTTCAACTTTAGAGCAATTAGGTAAGATTCAAAAAATTAAATAATGAAATATTTATTTATTCTATTCTTATTTGGATGTACTGTATCGGCACAAAAAACAAGTGAAGAAGCTGAACAAGAACGTGAGTTTCAACAACTTATGTCAAAAGTAACTGAAACAAATAATAGGTCAGTACAGGTTCAGAAAGCAGCAAGTAAAAAGGAAGGCGAATTAGTAACACAAACAATTGCAACAATTGTCTCAATGAAGGGGGAAATTAAAGATTTAAAAATTGAATTAAATGAACTTAAAAGCAAGTTGGATTCTGTTAGTATTGATACTGGTGGCAAATTTATGTTATTGCCAATACCCAATTACTAAAAAGATAGGCGAAGATACAGTTGTTATTATGACTTTAAAACAAGGAGAACAAATTAATAAAACTTTTAATAAATTCAATCAAGATTTAAGTTTAACAAAAGATAGTTTCAATATAAAGAGAATACAATATGATAGTTTATTCAATACAATTTTTTTGCTCAAAGATTCGTTCTATGATTGGAAATGGAAATACACAGAAAATAAAAGAATATATGAAGCGTATAATGAAAATCAAAGAAAAATTGAAAAGTTACACGCAGCAAGTAAACTAATTTTAATTGGGATTATCATTTTTCAATTCAGTAAATTACATTAATTATGAAACAATTTTTTTGCGAAGATAATGGAACTTTAAGTATGAAAAGGCTTTGTGGTTTAATGTGCGTAGTATCGTTATGTGTTACTATGTATCATAATTCATTTAGTGAATTAAATAAAGCACCTAGTGAGGCTTTAGTTTATGCGGTATCTGCATTAGCTTTTGGATGCTTAGGGTTAACAACGGCTGAGAAAATATTTAAAAAAAATGAACAATAATAAAATAACTACTTATGAACAAAAGGTATTAATCTTTGGTGTATTTTTGTGGTTAATATTGATTTGTTTTTTTGTATCTAAATAAAATAATATATGAAATTATCCGAACATCTTGAATTAGCAGAAATCATTAGGTCAGAATCAGCAAAGCGCAATGACATTAGTAATATGCCAACGGCAGAACATATAGCAAACTTAAAGCTATTAGCAGAACATATCTTTGAGCCTATTAGGGCTAATTTCAGATGCCCTATTTTAATTTCAAGCGGATACAGGTCTAAGGAATTAAATGCCAAAGTAGGGGGTTCAAATACATCACAGCACTCATTAGGTCAGGCAATAGATATAGATATGGATGGCACTAGCTATGGGGTTGAAAATGAAGAAATATTTTACTACATAAAAGATAAGCTACCTTTTGACCAATTAATTTGGGAATTTGGTACTGACAAAAATCCTGCGTGGGTTCACGTTTCCTATTCAGATAGACACAGAAGGCAAGTATTAAAAGCAATAAAACTAAATGGAACGACTAACTACAAAAATATATAATGCTAAAAACCAAAAGGAGAAGATTATTCTTTGACATTGAAACAAGTCCAAACATTGGATTGTTCTGGGAAGCAGGGTACAAAAAAAACATAACAACAGATAACATAATAAAAGAACGTGCAATCATTTGCATTTGTTATAAGTGGGAAGATGAAAAGGAAGTTTACTCTTTGCAATGGGATAGTAAACAAAATGATAAAACAATGCTTACCAAATTTATTGATGTAGCAAATCAATCTAATGAGATGGTAGGACACAATGGCGATAAGTTTGATTTAGCTTGGATAAGAACTAGATGCTTATTCCATAAAATAGATATGTTTCCAACCTATGTAACTATTGATACTTTAAAAGTTGCAAGATCTAAATTTAGGTTTCAGTCTAATAGGCTGAATTACATAGCAGAGTTTCTAGGTTTAGGCGGCAAGATTAAAACCGAATATAATCTTTGGAAGGATATACTATTAAAGAATGATAAGATAGCTATGGATAAAATGATTAAGTATTGTAAGAAGGATGTAACATTACTTGAGCAAGTATTCAAAGCGTTAAGAGGGCA